AAGTATGATTCGATGGAAATCAATCTCTTTACTCCAGACGAGCTTACCTCATTTACTGAATGGATTTATCTTTACATCGGCTTACAGAGAACTAGAACTAGCGATCGTGACCTTCCTGCAATTATTCGAGCAGCAGGAATGCCAGGAGGCATTGGTCATACTTGGGTAAAGAAAAGATTTGTTGATCCTTATCCTAAAGGCGGAAAGATATTAATAGGTAGAGGGGGAATCAAGAGAATCTTCATTCATGCCACACAAGCTGACAATCCTCATATTGATCCCAATTACAAGCAGAGTCTTGCAGGTTTACCGGAAGCTGAGAAGAATGCTAAACTTTACGGGAATTTCGATGCTTATTTAGGACAGGTTTTCAGTGAGTTTAGAGATAGGAAGTATCCTGACGAGCCAGAGAATGCTTTACATGTAATTCCAAAATTTGATATACCAAGATGGTGGCCGCGACTCTATATCGGTGATTGGGGCTTTGCGGCAATGACTTATGTATTACAAGCAGCAGTATCTCCGCAAGGTAGACTTATTTGCTACCGAGAACGTTGGTGGAGAAAAACAAAGATTGAAATATGGGCTCCAGATCTTAAAGAAGATCTTGCAGAAGAGAACCCAAAGATCGTTGGTTTTTGTAGATCGACAGCACAGGATAGAGGGCAAGAACATACAATCCAGCAACAAATTGAAGATGCATTAGGAGTCTCTATCCAGTTATCTGATCATAGGCCAGGCAGCAGAATTGCCGGAAAGATGTTGCTTCATGAATACTTACGATGGGAAAAGAAAAAGTTTCCTACTAAGTTACTTGGAACTTATTCTGAAGAATATGCTCAATGGCTTATTAGGAACAAAACCTTCGAAGAATATAAGGCATATATTGAAAGTTACCAAGAGCAACCAGATGAAGACAACATTCCGAAGTTACTTATCTTTGATGAATGCTGTCCATTGTTGGTAGGTGCAATCAAAAGTTGTATTTACGCTAAAGCACATGATGGTATTCCAGCAGAAGATGTAGCAGAATTTGATGGAGATGATCCTTACGATACAGTTCGCTACATGGTAGATGCTGCTGACAGATACTTTGAAGAAGCTAAAGAAGAATTTGCTAAATTACAGAAGCAGGATGATCTTAGTAATTTCCTGCGCTCGACTGGGGATATGACTTCGTATTATCGAAGGGCGGAAGCTTTAGAGAAAAAAGATCCACTTAAGTATGGTATTAAAAGATACAAGAGGCATTAGTTTATGAACATTTTTACGAGATTAATCGAGCATTGGTTTAATTTAGAGAAGGAAGAGTGTAGATCCTGTGACCATCTTCGATTATTGCTTGAGCAAGAAAGAGCTGAGAAGAGTCGTCTTCTAGCACTCATTATTGATATTAATTCTCCTAAAAGAGAAGTTGTAAAGGAAGCTATAGTAACTCCTCAACCTATTAAAAGTAGTTATAGACCCTGGAGAGTTAAGCAAGCAGAACTAGAGGCACAGGATAGAAAGGAAGCTCAGATTAGATTCAATCAAGCAGAAGAATTAAAGAAGCTCGAACAAGAAATGGATGCGGTAAATAAGGAGATTGAAAATGCCAGTAAAGTCAGCCAAACAATTCCGATTCATGGAAATGGCAGCCCACGCGAAGAACAAGATGAAGAACATCGGGCCGTCTCCTAAAGTTGCACAGGAATTTTTAGATAAAACTCCTGAAAAGAAGAAGTCTTTATTTGCTAAGGGAAAGAAATAGAAAATGGCAACTATCATTCCTCCAATTATGCAGCCCCCTCCCATGCCTAAAAAAGAGGATGATAGTGTACCTAATGAGAAATTACAACAACTTCTACGAAAACTGGTAGAACAGTATCAAGGAGAAGATCGTGCTGTTAGGGAACGTCAGATACGTCAATGGAGGCAACTTAAATTTTATTGGGATAACCTAACCAATATTTGGTGGTCAGATACTGCCCACGATTGGCGTGTTTGGGATGCCCAAGTTTACCAGCAGTCGTATGCTGATCAGGCATATTACGACAAGAGGGTAAATGTTTTTAGGGCCTATTTGGAGTCTATTATCGCAGCTCTTTCTGTCACTGTTCCTACTGTTAAGTGTTCTCCTGATGATGCTGACGACCCTCTTGATCTTTCGACCGCTAAAGCTGGTGATAAGATTTACCAATTACTTGATAAGCATAATGATAATTCTCTTCTTTGGCTCCATGCTCTTTTTATCTTTTGCACTGAAGGGATGGTAGCAGCTTATACCAAGACAGAGGAAAAGGCAGAATACGGAACATACGAGACAGACCAATATAAGGACGAAGAGATACAAGTTCATATTTGTCCAGGATGTGATATGGAATTGCCTCCTGCTATGATGCAGGCAGCGCAAGAAATCACAGCAAAGGAACAAGATGAATATGACCCGGGGGATGATGATATTCTTGTTGGTGATGCTATTAATGAGTCTGGCATTATTTGCCCCTATTGTGCAGAATCTATTGATCCCGAATTACAAAAATCTAAATTAGTTATCCCTCGTCTTGTTGGAACTACTATCAATAACAAAAGTAGAGTTCTCAATTGTGCCTATGGTGGTCTTTACGTAAAGGTAGCTAATTATGCTCGATGCCAGTCTGAGACGCCGTATCTTATCTATAGCTACGAAGTACACTACTCTATCGCCAGAGCAATGTATGAATGTTATAAGGGACGCGGAAAGGGACGAGACGCTAATAAAATCCAGCCCGGAGCAGGTGGCGTATACGATCCTTATGAAGCTTGGGGTAGACTATCAACCCAATACCTTGGGGAATATCCCACCGATACAGTCACTGTTCGTAACTGCTGGATCCGAAAAGAAGGGTTCAAGGCTTTAAATAACGAAGAGGATGTCAAGTTATTAGAGAAGCATTTCCCTGCAGGAGCTAAAGTAGTCTTTATTAATGATGAATTCGTTGAGGGTTGTAATGAAAGCCTTGACGATCATTGGACGCTTACTTATAATCCTCTTGCTGATTACGTTTATTATCAGCCACTTGGCCAGTTGCTTGTTACTATTCAGGATATTACTAACGAGCTTCTTAGTCTTGTAATGCAGACTATCGAGCATGGAATTCCACAGACTTTTGCAGATCCGGGTGTTCTTAACTTTGCTGATTATAATCAAGTAGAGACTGCACCGGGTATGATTTTTCCGGCTGCTGCTAAAGCTGGAAAAGGATTAGGGGAATCTTTCTATGAGATTAAAACAGCAACTTTATCTCAAGAAACGTTACCCTTCGGAGAACAAGTTCAGCAGCTTGGACAATTGGCTTCTGGCGCTTTACCTAGTCTTTTTGGTGGTGCTCAGCCTAATTCAAGTAAAACCGCTGCACAGTATTCCATGAGTAAAAACCAGGCGATGCAACGCTTGCAGACGCCTTGGAAGATGCTCACGATTTGGTGGAAGAATCTTCATGGTAAAGCTATCCCCATGTATATGAAGAACATGGTGCAGGATGAGCGATTTGTTACCAAGGATGATTCTGGTAATTTCATGAACGTATTTATCAATCGAGCCGAAATGCAAGGTAAGATTGGTGAAATTGAATTGGAAGGTGCTGAAAATCTTCCAATGTCATGGATGCAGAAGAAGGATACTTTAATGCAATTCCTTCAGGCTGCAGATCCTGTTGTAATGCAAGCTTTAGTTGATCCACAGAATCTTCCTTTAGTGGCAGATGCTGTTGGCTTGGAAGACTTAACACTTCCAGGAGAAGACGATCGACAGAAGCAGTTTGAAGAGATTAACATTCTCATCAATACTGCACCAATTCAGGTTCCAACAGATCCAATGGTAATGTTGCAAGGCGCGGAAATGGGACAAGCCGTCCCGCCAGTGCAAGAAATGCCATCAGTAGAAGTCGAGCCTGATGTTGATAATCATGCAGTTCACATTAGTATTTGCAAGTCCTGGGCAGTAAGTGAAGTTGGTAGAGCTACTAAAGTAAGTAATCCTGAAGGTTATAAGAATGTGTTGTTACACTTAAAGCAGCACATTATGTTAATGATGCAGCAAATGCCGCCTGCACCAATGGCAGAAGATGGTAGTGGTCCATTAAAACCACAGAATGATAAATCAGCGGCACCTCCTAAAGGACCAAATCCAAATGCAGTGCAACAGTAATGATTACGAGTTCGGACCTGTAGATTTCCAGGAAGCTTTAGATGCTCCTGATGAATTAACTAAAGATGATCTTCTATCCGAATTAAATACTGAAGATGAGGAAGAAGAAGTAAAAGAAGAAAAGAAAGAAGATAAGGAAGATAGCGAGTCTGAGGACGAGCAAGAGGAAGAAGAAAAGATTGATATTGAAGATGAAGATGAAGAGAAGGAAGAAGAATCTGATGATGTTCAAGATTTATTAGCTCCTTTATCAAGAAAGGCTGTTCTTAAGAAGTATCCTAATATTTTTAAGGACTTTCCTCAGCTTGAGAAGGGATACTACGGTAATATTGAATATCGTAAAGTATTCCCTTCAATTAAGGAAGCACAGGAAGCTGCTGCGCGCGTTGAAAGTATTGGAGAGATTGAAAAGGAATTAAGGAGTGGAGACTCTGTCTCGCTATTAAGTAATTTACGAGAAGAAAGTCCTGAAAATTTCTCCAAGCTCGTTGACAATTATCTACCGAATCTGGAAAAGGTTGACGAGAAGGCATATTTTCACGTTATTGGAAATGTCATCAAACGCTTAGTCTTTGCTATGGCAGAAAAGAGCAAGGAAGCTGAAGATGACGCGCATAAGGATTTATTCATTGCTGCCAAGATCGCCAAGACTTTCATGTTTGGTGAAGGTAAGATGGAGGGAATTAATTCTTTCTCCCGTCAGCCCAGCAAGGAAGAAACAGAATTAAAGACAGAACGTGAAAAGTTTGATAATGAAAGGCTCGAAGCTAGGCGTGGGGAAATCTCTACTAGAGTATGGAGCTTAATTACCAGCACACTTAGAAAGCACATCGATCCTCGTGATGCGATGAGCGAGT